CGGCGAGGTCGAACGGGTTGACCTGACCGCTCTGGAAGGCGGGCGCATTCGGCACCGTCGCCTGAGAGTAGCCGAGCATCCCGAGAAGCTCGTTGAGGATGTTGGTGCGCTCGCCCTGCGCCTCGGCGATCTTGCCCTGCCGCATGGCGTTGTTCTGGTCAGCGATGGTGTTGCGGTTGAGCCAGTCCTGCTGGGTGGGCTTGTTGTAGCCCTCGGAGGCCGCACGGGCCTCCTGACCAGACTGGTTGTATCTTTGCCGCGCCGCCTCGTCGGCGGCGTCGTAGCGGCCCTGCTGGGTCGTGTAGGCCATCTTGGAGCCCGGTCCGGCACCCCGCGCCGCCGCTTGGGCGTCCTCGGCGGCGTAGACGGGGGCGTTGGCGCGGTCGAAGCTGGCCGCCATGTTGCTCTCGATCTGGCGGCGGTAGTTCTCGTCCGGCGTCTGCAGGGTCGGGGCCTTGTCGTAGCCGCGCCACTTCTCGAACTGGCCGTAGTCGATGGGCGTGGCCAGCTTCTCCCGCACCTGACCGATCTGCTTGTTGGCCATCTGGCCGAAGGCAAGCTTGCCTTGGTTCTCCTGATCGAAGATCGCCTGCTGCGCCGGGCTCAGGGTGGTGTTCTGGGTCCAGCGCGGTATCTGCGTCGTCTTGCCGGTGTAGGGGTCGGTGTACGGCACGTAGCCGCTGATCTGGCTGGTCGTCGAGCCGTAGGGGTTGTTGGTGTCCGGGTTGCCCATGATCGAATTGGTGAACGCCGCCCACATGCTCTGCGAGTTGTTGGCGTTGGCCTGATCCATCGGGTTCGGCGGCTTCGGGGAACTGACCATCAGTGAACTCCGGGCTGCATGTCGTGGGTGATCGCGGCGCGCTTCCAGCGGAAGGGCTCGCCCGCGAGGTAGGGGCAGTCCTCCGGCAGGAGACCAAACACGACCGCATCGCGTGTCCCCTCGATCCCCCGCCGGAGGTAGCCCTCGTATTTGAAGCCCATCCGCCAGACTTGGTTGAGGGCGGCTTGGTTGGACGGATCGACCAGCGCGGTGATGCGTGCTGCCCGCGTGAAGATGGCCCGCGTCATGGCGGTCAGGAGCCTCCGCGTCAGGGCTCTGCGGTCGAGCAGGACGGTGCTGACGTGCGCGTCATGCCACGACTTGAACTCGAATACCACGATCAGTGCGATCTTCGCCTCGTCGCGGACGGTGACGCAGAACCACGTGTTCTCGTCGCTGAACTCGGTGTTGGAGTAGTCGACCCCGGTCGACATCGACAGCACCTCGATGGCCTCGTGGGTCAGGGGCCTGAAATCCACCTTCATCCGAACACGCTGCCCTCTTCGTAGAGGATGTCGAAGCCGGTGACGGCGAACGAGCAGTTGGACACGAAGGCGGACAGCCTGACGGCTCCGACGCGGCCCAGCCCGGCGACGCCGGTCCAGTTGCCCCAGCTACGGGAGCCCCCAACCCAGTCGTCCACGTCCCATTCCGCGAAGTCCCACGTGGCGGTGCCCTCCTCGGTCTCGGAAATCTCGGGCTGGTTGAGGATCGCCGTGCTGTCGTAGTCGACCTTCACGTCGACGAACGGGCGCGGATTTCCGTCGGTGACGATGTAGGGAAGGATCATCTTGAAATGCTTGAGGGCGGGCGTCTTGAACTGCGACCACGCCATCATCACGTCGACGCGGATCGGGGCCCCGTCGTCGGTGCGGTAGACCGGGTGCATCTGGTAGATGTTGCCGAGATCGTCGCCGAAATAGACGTAGGGGTTGATCCAGCCCCACGTGCGCGCCGGGCAGTCCTCGAACTTCGACCACACCGCCTTCGGCATCGAGCGGACCATTTGGTCGTAGCGCCCGCCGCCCAACGGCATGTTGCAGAACAGCCTGCCGGTGGAGGGGTTGAGGAAAAGCTCCCACCCGGCCTGTTCGCGGTGGGCGACACTGTTGGCGAGGAACATCGGCGTGACGCTGCGGTCGACCGCCTCCAGCCCCTCCTTCCCGGCCTTGATCATCGAGGTCATCGGGGTGACGCCGGACGGCAGCATGACGTACAGTTCGCCGCCGTACTGGATCACCGAATGCTTCGACATCGGCGGCTCGGTGCGGTAGACGCCGACCAGCCCGATGTCGGTGTCGGGGTCGACGCCTGAGTAGATCGCGCACTCGCCGTTGGTGGTGAAGATGACCAGCTGGTCGTCGAGCCCCATGCCGCCGTCGACGGTCCACGTATAGAGCGCCTTGACGGTGCCGCCGCGCTTGAAGATGGCGTTCAGCGGCAGCACGGTCAGCACCCCGTCTTTCTGCTGCAGCGGCAGGTAATACACCGCCAGATTGCTCTCGTCGGCGAAAAACAGGCGGTTCATGTGGGCGACGACAAGGTGGAACTCGTCGGCGTCGAGCCACGTGTTGCCGGTGGGAGGGAGTATCCCCATCTTCTCGAACGAGCCCTGCAAGGTCGCAACCATCGCGCCCGTGGTCTGGTCCGCCGGGGCTCCGGTGAGGTCGACGCCGACAAGCTCGAACGTGTTCGGGACGGTGTTGACGTTGGTGATCCGGTGCGGCCCATTGGCCTTGTCGTGGTTGGCGTCGGCACCGCTGATGATGACGGTCTGGCCGTTGACGAACTTGGTGATGTCGGCCAGCGCCACGGTGCAGCGGGCCGGGTTGACCTTCTCGATCCGGGTGATGGCGACGGTGCCGCCGCCCGCCACGATCTCGCCGTCCCACGCATAGACGCCGTCGGCACCGTTGCACATGATCGTGTACTCGGTGTCGCCAAGGTTGGAGAACGCGGTCCAGTCCCAGTCATTCGAGGTGAAGCCGGACTTCCAGACGGTGCCGGTCTCGGCGTCGCACAGGGTGTGGTTGGTCGCGGCGGCCAGACGCTCGGGGGCTCCGTAGTAGGGGATCAGGCACTCGATTGGCTTGCCGCCCGGACAGGTGGCGATCTTCTTGTACCCGGCGCGCGTGTAGATGCGGTCGTCGTCGGCGTAGAAGTTGGTCAGCACCCCGGCGAACTGGGCGTCGACGGCGTTGGTCTGGGCCTGAAACGACAGGCCCTTGGCCGGGGGACCGACATGCGCCACCTTCGACCGCACCTTCTTGGCGACGGCGGGCTTAAGCTGGGTGGCATATCTGGTGGAGGCGGCCCTCATATGGCACGTCCCTCGTCGAGATCGAGGTCGAGCACGCGCTGGTTGGCGCGCACCGCCACCTTGTTCATGCGGGTCACGAAGTCGCGCATCTGCTCTCCGAACTCCAGCCCCTTGGCCTGAAGGAAGCGGTACTTGAGCCCGGCAATGGCGAGGCGTCCATCGAACAGGATGCGGTCGGTGTCGGCACCGGGCCTTGACTTATAAGTCAATCCGTCGTCGGAGATGAGCCAGTTGCCGTCGCCGAGAAGGTCTTGGTACGGCTCCTCAAGCAGAAGCTCGTCGGCCACAGCGGTGAGAAGCGCCGCCATCTGCGTGATGTCCTCGTCGGACGAGCCCAAGGCTTGGTTGGCCGGGCGCTGGGCGATGCCGATCTCCATAGAGGCATCGTTGACGGCCTGAAGGACGGAGATCAGCGCGGGCATTTATCCGGCACCTCGCACCATGAGACGCTCGATCTGGGTCTTCTGCGTGGCGATGGTCAGCATGGCGTCCTTGACCTGCTCGGTCAGCGCCTCGATCTTGCCGTCGCGCTCCTTGAGAAGCTCCTCGAACTTGGCGGCCCCGGTCTGCAATTTGACGAGGTGCGCGGCGCGCTCGGCAAGCTCCTTGAGGCTCGGCGGCAGGTCCTTGCCCTTGATCTTGGCAAGCTGCTCGACGGTGACGATGTCGCGGTCGGCGAGCATCTTGAACTCGGCCTCGTTGACGGCGGGCCACAGCGCGAGGGGGTAGCCCTCGACGTAGGTCTGCTTCCGCGCCGCCTGCTCCTTCTGGTACATCTCGAACGGTGCTGGATGGTTCAGGAAGTCGTCGGGCTCTGACACGCGGGTGACACTCAGGTAAGGAGGACGATCCAAGCGGATCATGATGTTCTCCTTGTAGAGCGGCATCCCGTCGGAGCCCTGACCTGCGGGCTCCCAGCCGGAGTAGAAGCGAACTAAGGTTGGTGTTTCGGCCATGACGGCTCCTCTGGGTTAAAGGGGGCTGGCGCAGGGACGGATAGCCCAGCCCCCTCTGCTCTATCAGGTGCCGGTCAGGATGATGCGGCCCTGCATCGAACGGTTGGACAGGGTCAATCCGCCCATGAAAGCGATGTGCTTGGTGATCGCGTCCATGTCGACGGACTGGTCGGGGAGATCGAGAGCCTCGAAATTGCGGCCCGAGTAAATCTCGAATTTGAAGTATTTGGTGTTCAGCATGTAGCCTCCGACCAAGCCAGTCGCGGCACCGTCGAACACGAGGGCTCCGCTCTTGTACTTGAGGGTCTCAAAGCCGAGGGCTCCGAGATTGGCGTCGGCATAGCGCTGATTTTCTTGGAGGCCCCCTTCATAGGTGGAATAGATTTCGCCATCCACCAAGATGAGGTCGGGGTGCTCGGTGCCCCGGATCAGCTTGATCCAGAGGCTGTTGAGGCCCGCCTTGAGGGCGGGGTACTGGAGCCCTGTGGCTCGGGCGATGGAGACGAACTGGTTCTTCCAGAAGGTCCAAGTCGTGCTGTCGATGCCACCCACTATACCCGTGCCCGCATCGGTCACGAACGCCTTCAGTCCGGCGAAGCTTTTAGCGACCGTTCCGTCGCCGTAGATCGCCTTCGTGATGTTGTTCTTCATGGTGGCTTCGGCATTGTCCATCTTGCCCTCTAGGAGGTTCAAGATGCGTTCCTTGCCCTTGTTCTTGGCAAGGTCGGGGCCGGACAGGGTGACCGAGGCGACCGCGTTGGCTGGCTCGTAGTCAGCCTCGCTGATCGTCTCCTTGACGGCACGCGAGAGCAGTTCGGTGCCCATGTACCACGCGAAGGTTTCCTCGGCGTAGGTCAGCGGGCAGACGATGCTGCGACCGCCGTCGACCGTCCGCATCCGGTTGCCCTGACGCAGGAGAGCGGTCACGGCATTGGAGTTGCTGACGTTGTCGGCGAAGGTCTTGTGGTAGTTCTGAAGGGTCGTAGCGACCAGTTGGTTGACAGTTGGCTCGGCCATGGCCGGGGCTCCTTGTTAGAAGCCAACCTCGTCGGCGGACGCTTCCAGTATGTCCCGCAGGGTTCCGTTCCCGGTCTTGGCCGTGGGCTTGTTCACCGGGGCTGTCATGCCCCGGAGGTTGCCACGGTTCGCAGCTTGGGCCTTGGCGACCGATTGCTGCGAATGCACCTTTGCCTTCTCCGCCGCCACCATGCTCTCGAATGTCTTCGGGTTCATGCGGCGGGCGGTGTCGTAAGCCTCAGCCAGATCGCGCTCGGGGTCGGCCTTGTAAAGCTCCAGTATGTACGGCAGGTGCTCGTCGAAATCGGGCCGGAGCGGCTTGCCGTCCGGGCCTTTCTCGTCGGCGTACTTGTCGATGGACCATCTGGTGACCTTGAGGCTTTCCTGCTCGAACTTCTGCTGCTCGGCGGCTCGGATGCCTTGGACTTCGTTGCGGATTGCCTGCAGTTCGCTGGCCGTCTGCCCATATTGGTTGGCAAGGTAACGGACTGCCGGGTCGTCCTTCACACCGGGTGGAAGCACGGGTTCCGGCGGGCGATTGGTGGCAAAGACCTTGGCTGGGTCGAAGCCCATCTGCTGCGCTAGGTCGATCAACAGACCGCCGCGTTCCCTCGGATCGGCGCTGACCGCGCGCTTGTGGAAGGCAGCCCACTGCTGCACGGCAGCGATGGGGTTCATGTTCCATTCGTT